TGATTGTAGCGTTGGCGGGTTCGGATATGGAAGTCAGCTTCAATCTGGCCAAGTTCGGTGTCCGGATCGACGTCGCCAGATATACCGCCACGCTCGCCGGTAGATGTTTTCGGATGCCTGGGGCCTAGAAGGATCTGCGCATAGGCTTCGCATAGGGCGCCATACTTCTTGGCTGCCTCATACTGGTTCTGATCCAGCATCCCGGATAGGAAATATCGTCCGGCTACCGTTCCCCACTGGGGGTCAGCCATACCAGCCAGAGAAGCCATGATCAGCCTTTTGGTGGCGCAAGGGGACGGTCCTTCCTCTGGCTTAACTGACCCACTGGGGTATCTATCTGCGTCTATCTTTCGCTTCCTGCCGGGCCGAGCCATTTACCCCTCCGTTTCCATAAATGCTTTTATAATTTCTGCTGCGAGCGGCGGGACGATGGCGTTACCGTAACCCCGCAGGCGTCCCACTCTGTTGGGAACCCCATTAACCAACAGACGAACTCCGGATTTAGCGCGCCTCGTTTTTCCGTCTGCTCCGAAGAGCCATTCGGCGTCGTCCCAGAAACCAGCTTCACTACTCCCTGAAGCGATACCGTCATCTTGCTCCCGTCCGGGCGCCTCCCCGTAGGCGAAGCGTTCCCCATACTCTGCCCACCATCCCCGTTGGCTTTGGTTGGCGTCGGCCATGTCGTATGCGTCACCGCCTGCACATTGAGCGCTTGGCTGTTCCTGGAAAATTGTGATGGGCCGGCTGTATTCTCGCTGTCCTGAACTGTCGGAGTTGACCATGTCGCCGCCACTTGCGTTGCCAGCCCATCCCCGCTGCTGGCTGATAGCCCCTTGCGGTTGTAGTTCCCGCATAAAGTCGGCGTTGCCCACGGCGCACCAATAGAGGCGCTGTCGGATGTGCGGCGCGTTGACGGCGCAAGCCGGGATATCGACCGCCCGGCTGGCGTAACCTTCTCCTTCCAGATCAGAGGCAACTCCGTCGAACCAGCCATATCCAGCTTTGCCCGCAACTTGCTCACCCATAACGACAGGCGGTCTGGATTTTCTGATAAGGTCAAAGAAGACTGGCCATAGGTGTCGGTCGTCTTCCTTTCCCTTTCCCTTCCCGGCGACTGAGAAGGGTTGGCAAGGGCAAGATCCAGTCCAGATTTGTCGATCGTCATCCCAGCCGGCGAGGCGGAGGGCGTGTGACCACCCACCAATGCCAGCGAAGAAGTGGCACTGTCTGAAACCCCGCAGGTCATCAGCCCGAACATCGACAATTGATCTGGTGTCGACCTCGCCATCCGGGATCAAGCCTTTCCGTATAAGCTCCTTAAGCCATAAGACGGCAAAAGGATCGAACTCGTTATAATAATTCATGACGTCAGATTATTATAGCTAGTGACAACTGCATCCATCCTAGCTGTCTCAATTAGCTTACTCCGGTCATTCGGATCCTGAGCGATCCACTGAACCGCTACCGGTCCAATCCCCAGGGCCATCCAGTATCTGGCGCCAGTGGCCGGCTTCCCATCCCATGACTGAAGATAGGTGAACTGTAGAACGTCATTATAGACGATGCCGCTACTAACAAGAAAATTGGGCAGCAAAGCCTCATAATGAACGCACTGAACGCCCTTAGAAAATGACGGAGGCCAGCACTTGAAAGGATCCATGGCGGGATAATTGATATAATCCGAGCCCAGCGTGACCAGATTTCCCCAGCCAATCGGCGGGTTCATGACGACTTTCTTGCCGGGATAATCGTCTCGCCATTCAGCGACGCCAAAACCGGCTCGATATTGATAAAACCAGCGATCCTTCCAGACGCCCTTTCCATCATAGTCGTCATATAGCATTGAGGCGGTCGTCGGGTCATAGCTAAACACCGACGTGATCGGCGCCATTGAACCATCCACTGCTGTGTAGTCAAACCGACGCCATTCATGTGTGTTAAAAAACGGCCAGTATGCCGCAACCAAGATAGTGTCAGACATTAGTAGGCTCCGTTTTTGTGTCCCGCCCTTGCAATTGATTTGGCGTATCCGATCTGCCGGCTCTTCACGTAGCTCCGCATTTCTGCAGTTGGGACGTCTATTCTTTTCGATAGATTGTCTGGCCAATTCCCAAACTTTTGCTTGTAATTATAAGCCGCCCATCCCTGCTTATAGCCTTTTTCCGCTGCAATATATAGAAGCCCGCTATACCAAGCTTGTCGCTGGTTATAATGCTCAGCAACGCGCTGTTTGTTTCTTCCCAGAACGGCGAGGATGCCTTCCCTAGTCCCAACATTGCTCTGGATGACAGGCTCGAAACCACATTCTGGGCAGACATGAACCCCGACAGGCTTGACGAAACTGCATTTCGGGCATTTTTTGGGGGTGGGCTTGGGCTTTTCTTTTTCCTCCTTCTTCTTTTTTCCAGCCTCGACCTTTCCGGACTTTAGCTCATCGTAGTGAATTGTGCAGGGCAAGCCGAGAGACAGGCCCGTATTTGAATGGTCAAGCACAAGGCATTCGGTTTTATTGTGATGCGTCCTGAGACCTCTTCCGATGATCTGGAGAAAGAGCATTTCGGATTTTGTCGGCCGGGCAAGGATGATGCACGAGACGAAGGGAGCATCTACGCCTGTGGTCAAGGTTCCAATGTTGCAGATGACGCTCAGTTGTCCACAGCGCAGCTGGTCAATCATTTCCACCCGCTCGTCAGGGGGCGTCAGGGCGTCCACATATCCAGCGGCTATGCCTACGCTTTCGAATTGGGCTTGGACCGACTTGGCGTGAGCCCTATCCACACAGAAGCATAGCGTCGGGCGCCGCTCTCCCTTATCAACCCATGTCTTGACTATATCCGCTGTGATTTCGACCTTGTTCATCGCGGCAGATAATTGGCCCTCATGATAGTCGCCAGCCAGCATTTTAACCCCAGTGAGATCTGGGGAATAAGGGGCGTAATATTTGTATTCGGACAGGAAGCCCTGATCGATCAATTCTCTTGTCGTCGAGACAATTATCAGCCGATCCCACTCCTCAGCCATGCCGGTCGACCATGGGGTAGCGGATAGGCCAACGAACTTATAATCCGGGCATTCTGTCATCCAGCGCTTATAAAGCTTCGATCTGCGATGGACTTCGTCAAAGATAACCATGTCCACCAGCGGGAGCTTCGGGCGCCGGACAAGGGTATCTGCCGAACAAATCTGGATTGGCTTGGAATAATTGCACAGCGGGTGATTGGACTGGACAATGGAGATGTCCTCAGCCGGCAGCCCGGCCTTTACGAATGCCTTGAAGGTCTGGTCGATCAAGGTCAAAAAAGGGACGACGAACGCTACCCGGCTTCCCTTCTCACGAGCCAACGCAAAGACCTCCGAGGCAATTCGGGTCTTCCCAGCCCCAGTAGGAGCAGCCAATACAACTTTACGACCGATAAGTATTTCAGTCCGTAAATCGTTGATAGCTTTCTGTTGATACGGCCTAAGCTGCATGTCAAACCTCTAGAAGTCGTTTACATTAACAGGCGCAATTCCCTTTCCCCTATGTCCTCCGGCCTCTTAGCTCATGAAGCTTAGAGTAGTAGCTAGGCATGGGGCCTGACCTTGGCCTTGACCATAGCTGCCCCGGAATGGGGAGTGACAGTCGCTTCTCGTATCCCTGACCTACCCTGTATCGTGGGTGAAACGCTCCGACCGGTTAGACACCTTGTCGGTGTCCACTCCGGAAAACCCCCACTAGAGGCTTGCCGGAATGGACGGGGTCAGTTCTGAATGGTCCTTGCGACAGGATACCATTCGGCCCGGAAACCCCTTGTCACTGCCATAAGACAGGTGCAGTCACGCTTTCCAAGGGTAAAGAGGCCCGATTTTATTAGTTCCGTATCCCTATGATCCTATGCCTCAATCAGCCATGAAGGCCGGGGCTCTCCGCTATTGGCGGGATGGTTAATAGGAGCACTATTGGCCAAGGGCGGCCTCGTGGGATCCTTTCAGCTTTTTCTGGTTATAAGCGACTGCCCTAGCGTGTTCTAGGAACCGCTCTAGGCAATAGTTGAACCCGCCATCGTCAAAAAGAGAGGCGTGGGCTTCGGCTAGGCGAGCAAACTCAGCGGCTATCCGGATATTGGTCAGAATGTCGGCCTCGATATAGGCCAACTCTTGATTACGGGGCTTCTTGGGGGTATATCTTTTGTCAGCCGAGGGCATGACGTTTTCCCTGTGTTACGTTGTCCAGTGTCTTCGGTTAGGGGCGCCAACCCCGAAACCTTTCCTAGATTAGACGGCGGCTGGCCTAGTGTCAAGCCGCCGTCGTCATTTATAAATCATTACGTTATTTTTCTTTGTTTTTTACAGCAGCCGCAGCCCTGCGCTTTTTGCGAGCCGACGGGAAAAGCTGGTTCTTTACGCTTGTCGCACCACAATTGTTACCCCTGTGCAAAGCATTAGCCATCGCCAAAGACTGCTGGGCATTAGCTATTGGGGCAGCAAGGCCAATCCGACTGTGTAGAGCTTTCTGCAATGATTTGTTGTTTACGATAATTAGTTCACCAGACATTTTATCCTCCCATCACGCTTCACCCAAACCCTTGCGGGCATCCTCGACACCACGATCATAACCAGCCCGATAAGCCGCGTTCATGTCATGGCTACGGTTAAGCCACTTTCGCTGATCTTTGATTAAATCTACCGCCTCTCCAGACATATCTTTAGATACAGGATCCTTCGAGTTAAGGTGGATGCCTATCAGCCAACTTAGGATGGCGTCGAATTTATAGGTTCTCATTTCCTTTTCCCAGAGCTTTAGTGGCATTTCTAAATTCTCCAGCAGTCAACAAATAGCTATATTCTAATTTTCCGTATTCTGTCATGTCATAATTACCATCAACATCAGCGACAACTATGTCATCCTCCAAACCTTTTTCGAGGATACATAATGCAAAAGGTTCCAAAGCGGCTTCAAGTTCCGCGATGCGTTGTTTGTATTGCTCATTTAAAACAGCCAGATCATGAAGCGCTTGAGTATTGATCTTGGCGTAATGGGTATAATCAGACATCGCTCACCTCACTGCAAAATGATCTTAGATTGCGGGGCTTTGTCCATGCCCTTATTCACAGCTACGCTCTGAGCCATGTATGAGCCAAACTCTTCCACAATACTCAAAGCCTGACTGGCCTTATCCTTGTCATCGAAGTAAGCCAGCCCGGATGATGTGACGGCGAACCCGCATGATTTGACAAGATGGAAACCATAATGAGGAGACAAGCCCTTTTCCTTCATTTCATCCATCCTGCTTGAAATGATGTTGAATATCTCCGCTAGGGTATCCATCGTCATTTCATTCGCAATATCTTCGGCTGCTTTGCCAGTTACTTTGGACATTTCATCATCCTTTTAGAAGCGGGAGTGTGAGGCGTGTAAACAAGAGGATAGCAGTATTCACAGTATGGCGTCGATCTACCCGGAGCAACATCAGCCCCGCAGAACCGAAGCGTATCATTTCTTGTGTCACCGACAGGGTATCGACAATGCTTTGACAAAAGCTCCATGAACCGAAGCGCCCTGGCGTTTGGGTTGAGGAACTTTGTCTTAGCTTCTTTCCTCTGATTTTCAGTCAATGGTATGATACTGAATGTATCAGGATGCACTAACGATGCGTCCATCTTTGGCTTGATAGCTACCGGCTTCGCCTGCTCTTTTTGTTTTTTCGTTTTCGGCGTTTTTACAGGCTTCGGCTTTCTTCCTGCCTGTCCGCTGAACGCTATGCCAATCCGACTAGCTCTGCCAGCGACCGAGTTTCGCGTAGCTATTACGCCAAACTTTTTGCTGATAGCGTCGGCGGTTTCAGTAAACGTCCAATTGTCTTTCGCCGTAAACGCCAGAAACTCGTCGATTTCTTTTGTCCACTTCATTTTTGCCTTACCCATCTATGCCTCCCTGATAGGTATATTCATATGATTGAATGCTAGTCTTACTTCTTCGATCGACCTGACTACAGCGCATGTATGACCCAGAATATGAAGTTGTTGATGAAAATCCAATTGCGCCGGGCTGACACGGCCAATGGCGGACTTGACCTCCATCCACAAAACTTGACCGCCGGGCATGATCACCACCAGATCCGGGGCTCCGGGCGTAAGTCCCGGAACCGCGTTAGTCGGACGTCCTCCTGTAGTTCGTCGGGAGGCGTTGGGGATCGCAATGATCTTAACGCTTGGAGCAGCCCACCGGACCCAATCAATGATCTGGCGCTGAATGTCGTTTTCTGATATCTTAACCTTAGCCATTGGAGGGTCCTATGAAGTATATTCTTGTCGCCATGACGGTAATGCTGTCCGGATGCGGAGCCGCCTACGACTTTGCGAAATACGCCTATCACGAATGCTCTCAGGACATGTCTCACTGCCGTTGATCCTTAATAGCGCTTTGAACGTAGATCTTTTTGCGGGCTACTCCGAGAGCCGTCCGGACATGAGTTTCCGACCTGTGTTTGAATTTCGCTATTTGTTGAGTTGACCATCCGTTTTCTGCCAGCGTCAATAGTTCTCGCTCTCTTTTGGTTAGCGGGATTAGAAGCTCTTTACGGACTGGTTTGGAGAAGTCGGAAACGTCCTTTGTGTCTATGCTGCCAATGGTGTCCGCTGGCGTAAAATACTTTTGCGGTTCGCCTGGAAGTGGCGTCTCTAGGCATTTAACCCGCGGCAAAGATATCGCAGACTTGCGGGCGCCGTCGACGTCTTTCTGGTCGCAGCGGGTTCCCGGCATATTGGTGGCAATATATACGATATGCCGTTCCATTAGTCTTTCTTCTTCTCCAAAGCGGCGCGGGCGGCGCGGAGGTCGCCAACAACAGGCATAAAGTCCCTGTCCCATAATGGTTGGTCGTCTACGTCACCGTTATATTTTTCGGCCAAGTCAGCAAACGGCTTCAGCGCCGTTTCAAGTTCCGCGATGCGGGCGGCGGCGGCTCCCTGCGCCTTTTTCTGATGCTCTACGCCTTTCTCAAAGCCGACCATGTAAGCGGTCGTCAATTCGCCTTCCAACTCCGCAATCCGTCGCGCCTGCGCCTTTAATGCGTCGGCGGCTTCGTAGTGAATGCCTCCGGTTTGTGATAAGCGCAGCCGTGCGATTAGGTCGGTGTAGTCAGTCACTTCGTCCTCCCCTCAATCCACATCACCAATACTGCCGACGCGGCTCCCAATACATAGAAGCCAAGCCATATGGTGGCATCTTCAATTATCTCTACCATCCCCACCCACTCCAGCCGTTCAGCGCCACAAGCCGACCCGGCTTACGTTTCTTCCAGTCAGGTATATCTGGGCCGCCAGCTTCTTGTTTTGCCTTTATGCGAGCAGCCCTCTTTTGCTCCGCCCTGCGTTTATTGCGCTCTAATTTCTTGATCTCTTGCTTCATTGCAAAGTCAGGATCAGAGGCGGCCAGTTGCGCTATACGCTCACGGCGCATTTTTTCTCTAAGCCTATTTGCTTCCCTTTTGCGCTCTAGAGCTTCTGGAGATTTAGCCGGCATTGTTCCCTGTGATCCCTTTGTGGAAATAAGCCAACGCCTCGATTAAAGCCTGTCCGTCAATGTCCAAGGCGACCTTATCCGGTATGCCAGCGTCCGCATAAAGCTTAAGGCGGTCTTTCTGGTAGATCGGAAGCTTAGGGTGATCAGTTAAAATCCTGACCATCCGCGTTTTCCAATCGCTTTTGCTGCGCGACAAATGGCTGCAATAGTCCTTGGCGGTTTCCTCTAGCTCATCCATTATTTTTTCCTGCGTTTCTTTGGAGGGTTCTCAAAATCTTCAAGCTTCAATCGGCCCCTGGAGTTAAGGCAAAGCTTTATACGCCATGCTAACGGAACGCCGCGATGCCGCCAGCCGTTTACAGTAATCCAATAGGCCCCAAGGCTAAGAGCAAGCTCTTCCATTTCGGGAGTGGTGTATCGCTTATCTAAAGGTCTTCTAGTCATAATCATATCCCTTTCATATCCTTAATAATTCGTCAAGCATCTTTTTATCTTGACAGACTTCTTGAACAGGAATATTCAGACCATCCTCTAGAAGTGGAGAGACAAATGACACAAGAAAGCCTACAAAGAACGGCTGATTGGTATGCCAAACGCCGAGGAAAAATAACAGCTTCCAAGATAGATGCGGTCGTAGAGAGGCAGAAAAACGGTTCGTTCTACGCCAAGCGCGAGGACTACAAGAACCAGCTAATCCTAGAGATATTGACAGGTAACGTGGTTTCTGGGTTCACCAGTGTTGCGATGCAGCATGGTATTGATACTGAGGCTGAGGCGCGGGATGTATATTCGAAAACAATCTGGGATGCTGTCACTGAAACAGACTTTGTTGATCATCCTACAATTAGCCGCGCTGGCGCTTCTCCTGACGGAATTGTGGGATCGGATGGTCTTCTCGAAATTAAATGCCCCAGCAGCGGAACCCATATCCAGACCCTGCGACGCGGAACTTATGACCCGAAATACTTTCCTCAGATGCAGTGGCAAATGGCCTGCACAGGA